GCCCGAGGAACCGATCCGCGCGTCGTCGCCCGAGGAACCGATCCGCGCGCCGCCGCCCGAGGAACCTATCCGCGCGGCGCCGCCCGAGGAACCGATCTGCGCGCCGTAGCCCGAGGAACCGATCCGCGCGTCGTCGCCCG